GACGACGCGATGCTAGCCCTCGAGTTAGGCGATTTGAAGGACATGGATTTTGATTTGTCGTTGACAGGATTTTCAACGGACGAAATCAACGCGCTGTTGACCCCGCCCGTGGTTGAAGGTTTGACCGACGAGGATGACGTGCCTGAAGTGCCGGACGAGCCAGTAACAAAACTTGGCGATGTTTGGACACTTGGAAAGCATCGTTTGATGTGTGGGGATTCAACGAGCATTGATGCGGTTGAGAAATTGATGAATGGTAACAAGGTTGATTTGGTATTTACCGACCCACCCTATAACGTTGCATTCAACGGCAGAAGTGGCAAACACGATGTAATTAAAAACGACAACTTGTCAGAAGAAGAGTTTTTTGTATTTATTAATGAAGTGTGTAATACAATTAAAGCTGTTGATCCAAAAGCCTATTACATTTGGTGTAATTGGAATTTTTACGGAATTTTACAAAACAAATTAAATTATAAAACTTGTATTGTTTGGGCTAAAAACGTGTTTGGCATGGGCACAGGGTATAGACATCAACACGAGTTTTGTTTGTTTAATGGCAAAATTGATGAAGTAATTAAAAACGAGTCTGATTTGTGGGGAATAAAAAAAGACACAAAATACGTTCACCCTACGCAAAAACCAGTTGCATTGTCTGTTAGGGCGTTTGGAAACCACATTAAACTTATAAATGTATTAGATTTGTTTGGGGGAAGCGGTAGTACGCTTATAGGCGCAGAACAAACAGGCCGCAAAGCATTTGTAATGGAATTAGACCCCAAATACTGCGACGTTATTGTCCAGCGTTGGGAAAAATTTACTGGTAAAAGGGCTTACTTGGAAAACACCATTGAGTCGTTTGTTAAGCAATAAAAGCGTATGGCACAGAAACCACATAAACCAACGGCAGAAATGCGGAAACAGGTAGAACAAGCATCGGGGCTTGGGCTTCCGCACGACCAAATTTGCTCGCTGATTGGCATTTGCGATGAGACGTTGAGAAAGTATTATGGGCCGGAACTTGGCATAGGCAAAGCAAAGGCATCGGCACAAGTAGCAAAAACGCTATTTAATAAGGCACAAAGCGGAGATACAACCGCGCTGATTTGGTGGACTAAGGCGCAGATGCGGTGGGCTGAAACACAGCGCCATGAAAACACTGGCGCAGATGGCGGCCCGCAGGAATGGCTGATTACATGGCAAGAAACAAAGTAACGCTTCCCTATGCCCCACGCCACGCGTTCATGCCATTTCACAACCGCACCGAACGTTGGGCGTGTCTTGTCGCGCACCGCCGCGCAGGCAAGACCGTCGCTGCTATCAACGACATCATCCGAGCAGCGATTATGAGCAAAGACAAAATGGCGTTGTTCGGCTACGTCGCGCCGTATCGCTCGCAAGCCAAATCGGTTGTTTGGGATTATCTCAAGCACTACGCACAGCCGATCATGGCTGATAGCAACGAAGCCGAACTTACCGTCACGATGGTTAACGGCGCAAAGATTCGTTTATTTGGCGCAGACAACGCCGACGGTATTCGTGGACTGGGTTTTTCGGGCGTTTATTTGGACGAGTACGGCGATTTCAAACCCAGCGTGTTCGGTAACGTCATCCGACCCGCACTATCAGATAAGCAAGGATGGTGCGTGTTTGGCGGTACGCCAAAAGGCAAGAACCAGTTTTGGAATATCTATTCTGTCGCACAGCGCAGCAAAGGCGAGTGGTTTCATTTAACACTGCCCGCCAGCAAGTCAGGACTGCTACTCGATAGCGAATTGGCAGCAGCACGCGCACAATTATCCGAAGATCAATATCTTCAAGAATACGAATGCTCTTTCGAGGCAGCAATTCTTGGCGCGTTCTACGGCAAAGAGTTGCGCGAACTGGATGAAGAAGGGCGCATCACCGCCGTTGATTATCAGTTTGAACTACCTGTGCATACGGCATGGGATTTGGGCTACCGCGATGACACCGCGATTTGGTTCTATCAAGTCATCGCAGGCGAAATCCACATCATTGATTACTACGCAGTCAGCGGCGCAGACATCGCACAACTAGCAGACGTGATTAAGTCAAAGCCGTACAAATACGGCAAACACTATTTACCACACGACGCACGCGCAAAGACATTGGCAGCGCAGGGCAAATCAATTATTGAGCAACTCGCTGTGCATCTTGGCATCTCATCGCTCAAGATCGTGCCCGACCTGTCTGTGCAGGACGGTATTCAAGCGGTGCGCCAAATGCTGCCGCGCGTTTGGTTTGATGCCGAGCGCTGCGAGGAAGGCGTGGAAGCGTTGCGCCAGTATCAGCGCGAGTACGACGAAGATAAGAAAGCATTTAGGCAAACGCCACGTCACGATTGGACATCGCATCCAGCGGACGCATTTCGGATGCTCGCAATCGCATGGCGCGCCGAGCCAAAAGTTAAAGCACCGGATACAATTCGCCCGCTGATCGTCGGGCCGCAGAACACGGTCACACTAAACGATATGTGGGCAACCACCAAATCACAAAGGAGTAACAGAATATGAGCGGCGTTTCTTATCCCTATCGCTATGCGTATGAAACCGTAGCGGCTAGTCAAACTGCACAAGTCTTGGGCGTTACAGGCGCAACGGGCGATTATTTGCACAGGTTGATTATTAGCGTAAACACCGTGGCTTCGGCAACTGTGACCTTGTTGGATGGCGCTACGTCCATCTCATTGTTGACAGGTTCAGCAACGCTTGTTCCCGGCGTTTACAGCGTCGAAATGAATATGTGTTCTGCCAATGGCGCGTGGAAAGTGACAACTGGCGCTGGTGCTACGGTTATCGGTGTTGGCGTGTTCTCATGAACAAACCCGGACTCTACGCCAACATCCTAGCCAAGCAGGAACGGATCAAAGCCGGTTCGGGCGAGCGTATGCGTAAACCCGGCGAACCGGGTGCGCCTACCGCCAAAGCGTTTAGAGAATCAGCAAAGACTGCAAAGCCGGAGAAAAAATGACCGCAGCATGGACAAGAAGCGAGGGCAAAAATCCCGAAGGCGGGCTAAACGCCAAAGGGCGAGCAAGCTATCACGCTGAGACTGGTGGAACGCTGAAGCCACCCGTCAAGGCTGGCGATAACCCGCGTCGTGCTTCGTTTCTTGCCCGCATGGGAAATATGCCCGGCCCGATGGAAAAGAACGGCAAACCTACCCGACTGGCGCTGGCTCTAAAAGCATGGGGCGCATCCAGCAAGGAAGATGCTCGCGCAAAGGCTCGCGCTATTTCGGAGCGTAATAAATGATAGAACAAAGCACAGGCGTGCAAAAATGGATGAACGTCATCGCGCAGTACGACGGTGAGTTTAAGAAATGGGAAGCGCGCACGCAGAAAATTATCAAACGCTACCGCGACGATAATCGTTCCCAAAACACCAACGAAACGGCGAAGTTCAATATCCTGTGGTCGAACGTACAAACGTTGATCCCGGCTGTTTACGCTCGCTTACCCAAACCTGATGTGTCGCGCCGTTTTGGTGACAACGATCCTGTCGGTCGCGTTGCGTCCGATTTGATCGAACGTGCGCTCGACTTTGAAGTTGAGCATTACCCCGATTTTCGCGCCACAATGAAACAATGCGTCGAGGATCGCTTTCTTGGCGGTCGCGGCGTGGCATGGGCGCGGTATGAGCCGCACGTTCGTGCAGTCGGTGTGCCCGAAGATGGGCTAGAGATTACCGAAGATGTGGACACCGAGCCGCATAGTGTTTCGTCTGATGGCAGCGCCGGAATGACCGAGCAGACAGAGGAAATCGAATACGAATGCGCGCCTGTTGATTATGTTCACTGGCGCGATTTCGGTCATTCCATCGCTCGGACATGGGAAGAAGTCACCTGCGTGTGGCGTTGGGTATACATGACCAAAGAGGCGCTTATTGAGCGTTTTGGCGAAGAAAAAGCCAAAACCATTCCGCTTGATGCGTCACCCGACACGCTGAAACAATACGGTCAATCAACAAAAGAACACACGCGCGCTAAGATTTGCGAACTGTGGGACAAAGAAACAGGCAAGGTGTATTGGTTGAGCAAGAACGCGCCGCAATACATTGACGAGCGCGATGATCCGTTAGGGCTTGAGGGATTCTTCCCATGCCCTAAACCGCTGTACGCAACCACCACAAGCGATAGCTTAATTCCTGTTGCCGATTTCTTGCTGTATCAAGACCAAGCAACGGAACTTGACATCTTGTCAGACCGCATTGATGGATTGGTCAAAGCACTGCGTGTGCGCGGCGTGTACGACGCAAGCCAGCCAGCATTGCAGCGTTTACTGACAGAAGGCGATAACAACACGCTGGTTCCTGTGGATAACTGGATGGCGTTTGGCGAAAAGGGCGGGCTAAAGGGCGCAATTGATTTGCTGCCGATTGATATGCTAGCCGCCACGCTCAATCAGTGTTATCAAGCGCGCGCTGATATCAAAAATCAAATCTACGAAATCACAGGACTATCAGACATCCTGCGCGGTGCGTCGTTTGCCTCTGAAACCGCAACCGCACAACAGATCAAAGGTCAGTTTGCATCACTGCGCCTGCGCGCGATGCAAGAGGATGTGGCGTTGTTTGCGTCCGAACTGCTACGTCTCAAGGCGCAAATTATCTGCACCAAGTTCCAGCCGCAAACAATTCTGTCCTATGCCGCAGCAGGACAAATGCAGCCCGCCGATCAGCAAATGATCCCGCAGGCGTTGGAATTGATTAAAGACCGTCCGCTGCGTAACTTCCGCATTGAAGTGGCAGCCGATAGCCTAGTCCAACTCGACGAAGCGCAGATGAAGCAAGACCGCGTGGAATTCATCACAGCGTTTGGCGGTTTCTTGCGTGAGGCATTGCCAGTGGCGCAAGCATCGCCCGAAATCACGCCAATGCTTGTCGAAGTGATGAAGTTTGGCGTATCGGCGTTCAAGCAATCCAAGC